AATGTGCATGAGTGCATCAATGACAAACAAATCAACACCGTATCGACGATGTGCATACAAAAAATCTTGGTGTAAAGATTCCCAACTATTGGTTCCACCTTCCATTCCTTCGATGAACCATAGCCTATCCTGAAACTGTGTAAGATCAGACTGGATACTTTCCTCTCTTGGCATATGACCATTGTTCATCCATAACATATTGAATAGCATGGACTTACTGGGTATCTCAAAGGAAGCAATGCAGGTACGGCGGTCATTATTGAGCATCTCATGCATACAGCTTTGATAAAGCCATTGGCTTTTTCCGTGTCCTGGGTATCCACCTACAATGTTAAGTTCGCCTTTCCTAAACCTGTATTTGAGTTCTGGAAACAAGAATGGGTTATGTTCATTCTCTTGTTGGTAGCGATCAATCTCTTCCGCAAGTTCCGCCGCCATCCCATCGACAGGCTTGAGAGTTTTGGGGTCATACGATTCGGCGTTCTCATATAGTGGACCCATCCCGTCCCCAGATAACAGCAGATCATTGAGATCATTATGCGGAGATGGAACACGGAGCCGCTTGCATCGAGCGATACCCAAACGCTTCGCCACTTCGTTGGCCGCTCTCTCCCCAGCTTCGTCATTGTCGAAACAGAGATAGATGGTTTCGAACCGTTCGAGGGCTTCATAATCATTCTCGATCCAGCCCATATTGGAGCATCCGCTCGGGACAGACAAAACAGGCATATCGGCACCCATATCGCAAAGCGACATAGCATCGATCTCGCCTTCGCATATCGTGATCTGATCGGCGGTGTCGTCAACGGTGGGCCATCCCCAGAGAGTGGCATAGGCAGCGGTAGACCAGATGTCCTTCCTCCCCTTATCATCCTTATGGATGCCCACGCTCTTGAGCATCACATAGTCGCCGTCGGGCGACACGAATTTGAATGCATAAAAGTCGGAGTTGTAGCTGCTGTTGCGGCTATGGCTCCTCACCTCATATTTTCGTAGAGTGGCAGTGGATAGTCCCCGATCGTTTGTGAGATAGTCCATTGCCCAGGATCCGGTGAGTGGCTTGACCTGCACCTTGGGCGTCTCGGGCTTGGGTGCAACGGCCACCGTCTGCACATCTGTGATGCCTAGCAATGCCTTTATCTCAGCCTGGGTTTCGTGGTAGTTGCCCACCTGTCGCATCACTAGCTTGAGGATGTTCGTGGATTCTCCGGTCGATTTGTCCTTGGCTAGATAGATACCGCCCCTACCGGGATAGACCCCTGTGGATTGGCCTTCGCCTCCATCCAGATCCCCCATGGCGTAGCTACTCCCCCGACGCTTGGCGTTGGGGAAATAGGTCTTCATCACAACATCGATGTGTTGCGAGAGCTGTTTGTTCAAATCATCAGGTGTCATACTGCTGATCCTCCCTCACCATGCTTGGCTTCCGGGCAAGGCGATCCTTTCGGTCCTGCTCTCGGGCAGCGACAGCATCGAAATAGTAAGTGCGAACGAACCCGGCATCAGCCAGGGCCTTCCAACCACCCGAGATGAATAGGTCGCAATGCTCCCAATTCGGCCAGAGCATACACCCGCTATCGATGTAGCTCTCCAATATGAGCGAGCGGCCACTACGACCCCTCACTTCGAGCTTCCAGTCTTCGGGACTGTCAGCGACTTTCTTTAGTCTCACCACCTGACCGCAAAGCAAGCGATTGGCGTGGTGAAATGTTAGGTATGCTCCAATATCCATATCTATTTCTTCAATATCTCCTTCATGGTATACTCGAATAGATCAGCTCGGATGTGCAGATCCTCGTCGGTCATGTCTGCCAAATCAAGGTTTTTGGAGTTGAGAGCTGCCGCCCACATGAATACAGCATCCGTGCGTGTTTCGAGTTTAAACTCAACAGTAACGGGAGTCCATCCCGGCCTAGGTTCTTTGATTTCTATTTTCATTCCCAATAAAATTTATCAATTCGGGCATTCACTTCCGGTTCGGTCAGCTTCCGTCCAGGTGGTGTCCAAGTGAAGGCGATGAGTTCACCAAACGTGTGCGTGGCTTGCAAGGATTCGTTTGTGGTTTCTATCAAGGATCCCTGATTCCGATAGGGTATCGTTTTGGCGGCACCTTCGCGGCGATCAAAGATCCAACCAAAACACCATCTGTTTTTGTGACTAGTCATTCTCCTCCTCCATCATCTCGGCGGTAGCCGCTTTTATCTGTTTGATAAAATCGTCGCCACTCTTCTCAAGCACATAGATAGCGGATGAGATGACCTCTTCGACCACCAGCGAGGCGGCGTCAGTTATCATCTTATGCATCCCCTTTGGGACACTTTCATCGCATTCCAGTATTTCCGCCTGGGCGCGGATTAGCGCGAACGCCGCAAGTACGGCGTCCCTGATGTATCTGTCACACACTTCTTCTGTTACGTATCTCATTTAGCCACTCCTTCCTCTTTTGTAATTCGCCAAATTTCTACAGCCATCTCGGCACTGGTAGATATATCTGCACCTTCAGGCCATGGCTGCATCATTTCATTAAGCATGGCCTCCGCGATATGCTTCTTAACTGTGGTATATGTCTCGTCCTCGGATAGGGTCGAATGCCCCCACCGTATAAGCTCCGTATAAATTTTGCACCACCTTCCGTATCGATTCATTTGAAGCTCCTTCCCAGAGCTTCAAACAGCTCATCCACCTGCTCCGGAGTTGGCTCATTTTCGAGCCGCTCCATCTCCTCCATGTAGAGGCGTTCCATAAGGGTATACCCTGAGTCGCCAGGCATCTCGGGAACGAAGTGTTGATAGGATGGAGGGAATATTTTGAAGGTTCCGCCGAGGGCGGGCTGAACGGCGGAGCCGAAAGCGTCAGACACCTCTGACGCTAAACCAATCTCATTATCTTTGTTAGTCATTATTACTATTAGTTACTTAGTTATATGTTATCTATGTTATATGTGACACTATACTGTCACTTGACTGATACTATAGTGTCAGTCAAATACTTTTTGGATAGCCGCATTTTGCGGGTGTAATTGCGTCCCATCCTTTGGATGACACCTCGTTTTACAAGCCTGGATATCAGCATCTGGACGTAATGCTCGGAGACACCTATGTCCTCGGCTATGCGCAAATTGGAGGCGAAACAGCCATCTGGCCACCCGCCGATATACCCGGCGAGTAGTGCTTCGGCTGGACCGAGGGATCCGGTTAGGAGTGAGCTTGGGATCCAAATACCACGCATGCTATACGATCCTGCTGTTCTTTGATCCAGTTCTCGGCAATCATTTCGCCGGGGATCTGTTCTCCATTAAGGTGGACATCAGTGATCTCCACTTTTCCATCCCAGGGATCAAAGGTAAAGTCCCATCTCCGGCCTAAACTATCAATGTAGTGGTTAGTCATTCTTCTGCTTTCGTTGCTGTTGGTCTTTTGAAAAATGCGAAATTGGAGTCGTCGCGTGATGGGCTGAATGTAGCTGTGATAGCTATAGCATCGCCCTTGTCCACGTCAAGAGAGGATGGGACACTCCCCCAACATCTCCGGCCATCCTCAAGCTGTATGAGGCATTTGATGGACCATCCCCAATCGGAATGGACATCCTTGATATTGAGGATGGTTCCCTCTATGGGGTAACGACCGCTCTCCCAATCGGGAGCTGTAGCCTTCCTAGCCGCTTCCGCCTCTTCACGAGCTTTCCGCTTGGATTCCTTCTCGGGATACTCCCGGACGATGCGGTGAACGAAAGCAATCTGCTTTCTGGAGAGGCTGAAATACTTTGACAGCTTGCGGAGCATATCCTCCGCAATGGAACGCTCCCAACTACCAATACCCTCATTATCACGAGCAGCCTCCAGGAAACGCACTACGGGCTTCCACCGCCAGGAACGACACATGGCCTTTCGAAGGCCAGCCAGGTACATCCTATTGGCTTTGTGGGCCGCATAGATTTCACTTGCGGACTCAAAGTCCAACCTACCGGAACAGGTAGTTCCGATAATAATATGCTCTCCGCTATCATGCTGATAAATGCCTCCAGACTTCAAAGCAGCACCACAATGGGTGCAATGCTCCAAACTGTACCCGTTCGATTCGACGGCAACCTGTAGGTCGATTGGCATTGGGGCAACTGGCTCCCCGAAATAAAGGCTCCTATTGTCGAAAAACTCGACAAACCTATACGCCCGAGGATCAAACCCGCCACTGAGGCGGTGTTTCTTAATATTATTGTCAGTCATGCAGCTTCTTTCGTTATCTTTAGTTTAGCCTGTCTCATCAGCCACCAGAAGGCTACCCTGGCAGGACCCCCTTGCGGGGGTTTCGACTAGATTAAAACGGGCAATCGTATGTGTATTCGTTTTCGCGATCACAACCTTGAATGGGAGGAAGATCACAACCTTGCACAGGAGGGTATTGCGACTTTGGAATCTCAAATTCATAATCCGGATAATCTCC